AAGCTAATGTCGTCATCTGGTATTTCAAATAATATTCAAGAGTATCAAGCTCTTGGGTTTCAAATTACGAATCTACACAACCTTGCCGTCAAGTATGACTTCCCATGTCTTTCGTTTGTTCAATTGAATCGCGATGGTATCACAAAAGAATCTACGGACGCTGTAAGCGGTTCTGACAGGCTTATTTGGTTATGCACGTCATTCTCCATATTTAAATTAAAATCCGCAGAGGAGCTTGCAGAGGACGGTCCACAAGCGGGCAACCGTAAGCTCGTAACATTAAAGGCGAGACATGGATCTGGATTGATGGATGGTAATTACATTAATATGAATATGATAGGTTCTCACTCACAACTAATAGAGTTAAGAAGCAGGGATGAGATCAGGGAGTCTCCAGACGGGGACGTTATAGAAGGTTCAGATTTACCATTTGATTTAGAGGAACAAAATGCTGAAAATTGATAATGATCCCAAACTAGATTTTGATGATGTCTTACTCGTACCACAAAGGTCAAAGGCTGCAAGTAGAAAAGAAGTAGATCTCACTAGAAACTTTAAGTTTTATCACTCAGACAAACAGTGGCGTGGTATACCTGTTGTCGCAGCTAATATGGACACTACGGGAACATTCAATATGGGAATAGCTTTAGGCGTTCACCAAATGATCACTTGCCTACACAAACATTATGATAGACATACTATAGAAGACTATTTTAAATATTATAATGTTGAAAACAATGTGTGGGTTAGTATTGGTCTGGACTTAGAGCATGAGCTAGAAAAGTTATTTTACATTGAAGATCGGCTTGGTTCTTCTCCAAATATCTGTATTGATATTGCTAATGGTTACACAGAAAGATTTGTTGACTACTGTAGTAAGATTAGATTAGAACTTCCTAATTCAATTATTATGGCGGGTAATGTTTGCACGCCAGAGATGGTGTCAGAACTTATCCTACATGGTGAAGTTGATATTGTAAAGATTGGGATTGGTCCCGGCTCTGCATGTACGACTAGATTGAAAACAGGCGTTGGATACCCACAGCTTTCAGCTATCGCAGAGTGTGCCCATGTAGCTCATGGTTTAAGGTCTGACGCTGGTAGACTTGGCCTCATCTGTGCAGATGGTGGCTGTAGGACTGCTGGTGATGTAGCTAAAGCCTACGCTGCTGGGGCAGACTTTGTGATGCTGGGTGGTATGCTGGCAGGGACAGACGAGTGCGAAGGTGAGTGGGAATACGAAGAACAAGAAAAAAAGAACTTGCTCTTTTATGGTATGTCGTCAGAAAAAGCGCAGAACAAACATAACGATGGCATGAATGATTACGCTACCAGCGAAGGTAGAGTCAAAAAGGTTCCATACAAGGGGAAAGTAGATAGAATTGTGCGAGATATTTGCGGTGGCGTTCGTAGTGCTTGTGCTTATACGGGAGCTACTTCATTAAAAGATTTTAGTAAAACGGCACGTTTCGTTCGTGTCAATCGTACTCATAACGATCAGAGTGTCTAATGATTACATACGCAGCGATACCCAGTCCGCTGTTTGGCTACAAACAAATGTTTGAAGCACTAGAGCTTGTAGATAACGCATTTGCCACTGGGTATTTCAAGAAACATTTAGAGGAAATTGAGTGTGCGTGGGTTGCACTTGACGAAGAGAAAGTGGTGGGATGGGCTTCAGTTTGCGTAGAGCGAAACGAGCCAGCCCCAAATGTAGGAATGTTAAGGTGTATTGTTGTTCATCCAGATTACCGTGGGAAGGGTATTGGAAAAAGATTAACAGAAAAAAGATTAAAATATCTAGATAAAGACTGCTTTCTCATTTTGTCTTACGCTTGGATTAGGCCGGATGGAACATGCATGTCATGTAAAAATCTAGAAAACTTTGGATTTAAGCTACATAAAGAACTAAACGATTACTATAATGAAACTAGACAGGCTTGTAAATACTGCGGGAGTGGTTGCAAATGCACAGCAAGACAATACATAAAAATAAATCAACGCTAGATCTAAACAAAGTAAGGGATATTATATTTGAAGATATTTACAAACTTTTAGATAGTTTTAATTTAGAATATACACAAGAAGCAGATAATATATTTATGAAGTGCCCCATTCATGAGGGCAGTGACAATCCGAACGGACTGTCTATATCTTTAGACAAGAAAGTTTGGAGGTGCTGGACTCGTGGGTGTCAAGATCATTACAGTTGTAATATTTGGGGTTTCATCAAGGGTGTTTTGGGTACAGACTCTTTTTCCGAAGCACTTAAATATGTTTGTAATTTGTACGATGTAAACGGAGTATCAAAAAGTGGAACAACCAATAGTACTAGCTGCGTTGACGATGAGTTTAGCAGCCTTGTTCGTAGGATTTCTTCAACTCAACATCAGACTACAGAACCTATACAAGAAAGTTTGGTCACAAGACCGTCAACTGAAACAACACCTTCGCCATATTTCCTATCTAGAGGCTACAGAAAAGAAACCTTGCAATTCTTCGGAGTCAGAGATTCAGACGACAAAACAGGACCATTTAAAAATAGAGCAGTTATTCCCATCAACAACTCTGACGGAATGGAAATCGGATATATTGGTAGAGCAACAAGAGATTTTATCCAGCCTAAATACATATGGTCTAAAGGATTCAGAAAATCACAACACTTGTACAACTACCACAACGCCACTGGAGCCATATTGGGTACAGATAGTCTATTCTTGGTAGAAGGGCAGGGTGACGTTTGGAGACTTTGGGAGTGCGGCGTTAAGAATGTTGTAGGGTTATTTGGTAGAGAAGTATCGTCAACACAAAAAAGACTGCTTTTAAATAGCGGAGCAACAAAGCTAATCGTACTAACAGATAACGATCAAGCCGGAAGAGAATCCAAAATAAAGATAAAAAGAGAGATGGGTAGATTGTTTAAACTAATCTTTCCAAAAATGTCTAACAAGGATTTGGGAGACATGGAACAAGACAAAATACAGAAACAAATTCTGAATAACCTTAGAGGATATTACAAATGATTATTGTGGGCATTTCTGGTAAAAAGCAAGCTGGTAAAAACACGGTAGCAAACATTTTACATGGATTAGTTCTAAAAGAGATAGACGCTATAAAAGACTGGGACATTAACAGTCAAGGTCAACTAATGGTTGACACCAAGGATGAAAGGGGATGGGGAGAGTTTGACGTAACTCGCAAGGACAATGCATTTGTGCAGTATGCTAATGAAAACATGTGGCCTTTTATCAAACTTTACAGTTTTGCAGATACGGTAAAGTGGATGTGTACAGATTTATTTGATATTCCATATGAATGTGTCTGGGGAACTGACGATCAGAAAAATCAAGTTCAGGAGCATTTACGCTGGGAAAATATGCCAAGGTTTCAAAACATGAACCTTATGGTAAAGATGCCGATTGATGCAAAAAAGTCTTGGGGCTGGAGACAAGGACCAATGACTGCTCGTGAATTTATGCAATTTTTTGGCACAGATATTATGCGTAAAATTTACGCGCCGATTTGGATAAATAATACAATTAAAAGAATCAAAAAAGAACAATCGGGATTAGCTGTTGTTGCAGATGTTCGTTTTCCAAACGAAGCTAAAGCTATTGAAGATGCTAATGGAACTGTTGTACGACTAACACGAAAAATCTCTGATGACTCTCATGCAAGCGAAGTAGCCTTGGATGATTACGCCTTCACGCATATTATTGAAAATAACGACACTAGCATTGAAAACCTTAAGGTGACGGCAAAAGAATTTTACCTGAACCTAAAGGAAAAAAATGTTAATAACCTACGTTAGAAGTTCGTCTTACAATAATTATGATTACTGCCAAATGCAGTATTTTTTAACCTATGTATTAGGTTGGCGGTCAGAAAGTGGCAAAAAAGCAGATATGGGAACTATGGCCCACAAAGTCATGGAAATTCTAGCTGGACTTAAAAAATTCCAACAAGACAATCCGCGCAAAAAATACTTAGAAATTGTAGACGACAAATGTGGAAAGGTCAGGGTGAGCAAAGATGATTTGTATACTAGTGATTTTGTTGATGAAATTACACAGTTAGCTATACAAAAATATGCTGAAGGATCTAGTCATAAGTTTTACCGTAAAGATAGGCAGGTGGTTAGAGACACGGTTGAAACATTTTTGACTCATAGTGATGGAATGTTTGATCCTAGAAAAAGAAACATTTATCATCCAGAAGCACAGTTTGATATTCCTATTGAAGAAGACTGGGCAAAGTTTGAATATGAAATCAACGGGGAAACCGTAAAAGGTCAATTAGCAATCAAAGGAACCATTGACTTAACCACTCTGGTAAGTGATGATACAATTGAGGTGATTGACTGGAAAACGGGTCGCCGCATGGATTGGGCAACTGGAGAAGTAAAAGATTACAAAAAACTAGAAAATGACGCACAATTACTGCTTTACTTCTATGCAATATCTAAAATATACCCACAATTCAAGTACAGAATTATGAGTATTTTCTTTTACAAGGATAAAGATGGCGAAGTAGATCCAAAACCATTTAGTATATGCTTGGATGAAAAGGATGAGAAAAAATTTCTTGGTATGTTGAAGAAAAGATTTGAAGAAATCAAAAAGAATATCGCCCCAAAACCTATTGATCCTACGAGAAATAACTTCAAATGCAAATATTTATGTCATTTTTGTAAGAATAGCTTTGAAGGCGAGACTGAAAATATGTGTATAACTATAGAGAAGGCTTTAAAAAAAGACGGGATGGAAAAGGTTGTGGAAAAGTACACAGCGCCCGGATTTAACATAGGTTTTTACGAGGCACCGGGATGATGAAAAGAAGAGATTTTATTAAGGTGGGAGCAACCACTTTTGCTTGTGGAAATATCACGGCGAGTTACGCAAATGATAATCAAAAACAAGATCCCGCAATATTGTTTCTTTTTCTTGGTGGCGGCGCTAGTCATATTGAGACTTTTAATCCTATACCTCTTGCTCCTGCTGACAGGCGATCTGTAACTGGTTCTGTCAAAACGAACGTCGCAGGTATTGAAATTGGCGGGCTTTTTAAAGAACTTGCAAAGCGAACAAATAAAATTGCAATTCCTAGAGCGTTTGGTCATAGAGATCAAAACCATGCATCTTCCGTACATTGGGTAGTTACCGGTGAGGCTAATTTTGGTGCTGGTACAAGCTCTAAATGGCCCAGCTTTGGAGGTATGATGAGTAGACATCACGGTGTAAATACAGATGATGGTTTACCAACATATGTAAAGCTAGGTAAATACGAACACAATGGAGCGGCTTGGTTGGGGGGTAAGTACACGGGCTTTGATGCCACCAGAGAGGGGCGTAAGGACTTACAGCTTCTTGGTAAAAGTGAAGATTTCAAACGCAGACTACATGCACTAAACGTTATTGATAGCAGTTTTAAAGCAAAAGATCAACAAATGGCAAAGGATTGGAGTGACCTCCGTAATCAATCCGTTGATATTATTTTAGGCAATGGATCAAAAGCTTTTCGCTACGAAAACGATAAAGATTATAACAAATTCAAGGATGCTGTTCTTGGGCAGGATGCCCTTACTGCAATCAGGCTTTTAGAAGCTGGCTCTAGATTCGTATCACTTAGCTATGGTGGCTGGGATATGCATACCAATATTGCTGGTGGTTTGGAAAATAAGCAAGTAGAATTAGATCACTACCTAGCTAAAATTATGGATACGCTAGAAGCTAGGGGTATGTATGAACGAGTCATGCTAGTTGTTACGTCAGAATTTGGTAGAACACCCAAGGTAAACAGTAACGCTGGTAGAGATCACTTTGGAAAACTTGCACCCCTAATGATCAGTTGTGGCAGTTATGAAATGGGTAGAACAATTGGTCAAACCAATGCAAACGCTGACGATTTTGAAGATGGTCGGACGACACCAGAAGATTTGGCGTGGACCATTTACGATCATTTAAAAATGCCAAGATCAACAAGATACACCGCAACTGATGGCCGCCCACACAGTATAGTTAAAGACGATGCCAAGAACATATTAAAGGACATAACGTGAGCTTAATACCAGAAGCTAATAATCAAATAACTTCGTCAGTTAGAAACATGAAATATGGCGAAGGAGAAAGAACTTGGAAAGTATCTGATAAAGTTACCATAGGTTGGAAAAGTGTACTACCTATGCCACCAGAAAATACAAGTAACTTTACGATACAAGAACTTGTTAAAATGTCAGAGATTACAGAAAACCTAACGTCTAATCAATTAGATTTGATATACATGGTTGACGATGACCCCAATCATGTATTTTCTAAGTTGATAAAAAAACATGGGATGAAAGATCATACAGAAGAGTTTAAAAAAGCATGGGCTATTACAGACCCCATTATCATGAATTTAAAATGGAAGTTTAACAGACCCAGACCTTATCAACTAGCAGCCGCCTATGGAATAGATATAAAAGTTACAGAGACAAAAACACACCATACACCCGCCTACCCATCTGGTCACTCAGCTTGGGCAGCTATGATGGGTTACATTTTAGCTGAACATTATCCACAGCACTCATCAGAAATTTTTGACAAGATTGATTTAGCCGGTAAAGCTAGGGTTTTACAAGGCGTTCACTACCCATCAGACAATGATGCGTCTATGGTTATAACGGGCGCTCTATG